CGGAGATCCACTGCACCGGATGACAAATGAGGAGCTCGAGCTCGAGTGGGAAAAATATAAAGAGTTTGAAGAATTTAAATCGGAAACCAAGGCGCTCGAGTCGCCCAGAGAGGTGATCGAGATTGAGAACGTGGCAGTACGCCAAACGGGAACTGAAGACAAAAACGGATCAGGTTCGTAGACTTCAGCTGAGAAGAGAATTCCACCGCCGAGATTGTCTGGACTCCCTTTTATTTTTTACGAAAACTTTTTGGCATCTCATCGAGCCCGGGCAACCGTACGTCCACGGCTGGCACATCGAGACAGCATGCAAACATTTAGAAGCCGCCGCCCGTTTTGAGCTCTCAGAATTAATTGTGAACTGGCCGCCTCGGCATATGAAATCAATATTGGTGAATGTGATGTTCCCCGCTTGGGTTTGGGCACACGAAGAGTGGGCTAGCCGGCGCTTTATGACCGCGTCCTATGCCGAACGGTTATCCATTCGTGACGGCGTTAAGATGCGGATAATTATTCAGTCACCAGAATACCAAACGCTCTTCGCACCGAAGTGGACACTGCGGAATGATCAGAACCAAAAATTAAAATTCGAAAACACCAACTCAGGTTTCCGTTTTTCCACTTCTGTTGGCGGTGCGGTGACCGGCGAGGGCGCGGACTATTTGATCGTTGACGATCCGACCAACGCTCTGGATGCAAACTCGGAAGTGATCCGGCTCTCGGCAAATGAGTGGTGGGACATTGCATTTTCCACGAGAGCAAACAATCAGCAGGCGCATTGCAAAATCATAATTATGCAACGCTTGCATGAATTGGATCTGACCGGTCACGTTAAGAAAAAGACCACACGGCCGCCGGCATCCAAAAGAGCCCATTTAATTTTTCAGGCTAGGTACGAGAAGGATAGTAAGGTAAAATCCGAGTCACCGCTTCCGGTCAGCGATCCGCGAACCAAGGACGGTGAACTACTCTGGCCGGAGCGGTTCGATACTTCTTCTATTCAGCAACTCGCAGCCGATCTCGATAGCACGGGCCTCGGACAATCTCATGCACAACTTCAGCAAGATCCGCGTCCAAGATCCGGCGGACTTTTCAAACGCGTCTGGTGGAAGAGATACGAAAAACCGCCGAGTAGTATTTATGAAGTGGTGACTTTTAACGACAGCGCACAAAAGCCAGGCATCACAAACGACTGGACTATTTTTGCCACTTGGGCAAGGTGTGCCGACGGATATTATCTACTAGACCTGTGGCGGGAAAAGGTCGAAGCCCCCATGTTAGAGGCGATGGCGGTGCAAAAGTATTTATTGATAAAACCCCATGCCATGGTTATAGAGGATAAATCCGCAGGATCCAGTCTGATCCAATATTTAGTCCGACTTCCTGAGCCAGTTATTCCGGTAATTCCGTACAATCCCGGGCAACGGGATAAAGAAGTCCGAGCCGCCGCAGCCACGCCGACCGTTCAGGCCGGAAAATGTTTCTTGCCAGCACATAAAATTATAGGTCACGATGAAGTCGGAAACGAAATTGATTTGGTCGAAGAGTTCATCTCTGAACATGAACGGTTTCCGAAGTCGGCACACGACGACATGGTGGACACGACTTCTATGATGGTGGATTATTTTGCGAAACGAATACCCATAACCCCGAGGATAAGATCACTATGAATTTAGGCGCACGACTTTTAAATTTGTTCGCTAAGGAGTCCCTCGCTCGAACCGCTCTCGTGGCACACCAAGTCGGGCGGCCGGTAAGTACGCCGATAAATTATGATAACCTCGCTCGAGTCGGTTACGGAAAAACGGCGATTGTTTACACCTGCATTAATAAAATCGCCGGTCCCACACGGTCTTTTAAGTGGGTGATGTATGACAAAACAAAATCTGGCAAACCGGTAGAGATCGAAAAACACCCCCTGCTGGATCTCTGGAATAAACCAAATCCGATGCAGACCACTGCTGATTTTTTCGAGGCTATGATTTCCTATCTGTTGGTCGCTGGAAATTCCTACGTCGAGGCAAATCGCGGCGCTACCGGCGCTCTACCGCTCGAGCTCTGGAACCCCCGGCCGGATAAAATGAAAGTCGTGCCGAATGCCCAAGGCTATCCGATGGCGTACGAATTTGTTGCCAACGGAGTTACTCGCACCTGGCCCGTCGACATTGTGAAAATGTCTTCGGACATTTTGCATTGGAAAACTTTTAACCCGCGCAATGATTGGTACGGAATGGCACCGCTCGAAGCCGCGATGCTGGCCGTCGATCAGAATATCGCCGGTCAAGAATGGAACCTCGCGCTCTTACAAAACAGCGCGACACCGTCGGGCGTTCTCCAAGTAAAAGTATCCGATGCGAACCCTCGAGGGGAAATCACATCCGAGCAGTACTCGCGCATGCGCAAGGACTACGAGGAAAATTATCAAGGCACTCGTAACACCGGTAAGCCCATGATAATTGAGGGCGGCTTATCCTGGCAGCAGATGTCCCACTCACCACGGGACGTCGACTATGGAAAAGGTAAAGAATTATCCGGTACGGATATTTGTTTGGTGTTTGGAGTGCCGCCCGAGCTGGTCGGCATGGGACAAAAAACATTTAATAATTTTCGTGAGGCGCGCCTGGCGCTCTTCGAAGAAACAATCATGCCGCTCGCCGATGCCGCGATTGCTGGAATAAATCGCTGGCTCGCGCCGGCATTCCAAGGGGAAAACGAAGAACAAAAACTCTGCCTGGACTACGACAAGGACTCCATTGACATCCTAGTTTGGAAACGCGAGCAAAAATTTACTAGCCTTGCTGCCGTGAATTTCCTCACACAAAATGAGAAGAGAGAAGCCATCGGATACGAAGCCGATGCCGATTGGGAGGACGTCTATGTCATCGGGAACCAAGTCGGAGCCAAACCAGAAGATTTTGCAGGCGGAGGAAGTGGCGGGCTCGATCCGGAGGCTGACCCCGGGGCAGATAATGGTGACGATACGGAAGACGAAGACGCACCTGGAAAAAAGCCGGGAGAGCCTGAAGAGGATCCGTCCGAGGATAACGATCTCTCTCCAAAACCGGACGCTGATGAAAACAGTGACGGCAAAGGATGGAAGTCAATCAATCTCCTGAATGCCAACGAGAAACGCAACAGTTGGATCCGCCAGAATAAAAGACGCGCGAAACTCCAAGCGGGTTTTAACCGCGATCTAAATTCCGATTTTAAGGATCT